CTGATGAATTAACATTTTTGAATATTTGCCAATCGAACGTTTTGCACATGATGTAGATATAATTGTTGCGGCTGAAGCTGCAGCTCCATCTATAATAGAATGAACTTCTGCATTAAGACGTCTAATAGTATCTACAGTTGCTAATCCCGCAAATAAGGAACCTCCATACGAGTTAATATATAAGTTAATAACTGGCTTAACGTCCAAAAATTGACTTGAGAGTTGCAACTTTTTATCTACTGCATGCAGGGTTGAATTAAGATCAAGTGCATTACTTTCTGATACATCACCGTAAAAGTATATTGTATTTTCAACCGTTCTAATAGAATTTCCTCCCGACGACCCGCTATAGGATGCTGCTAGTAAAGCCTGTAACGCTCCTGATCCTAATTCTGCACTTTCTTCTTCCACTGTGTTATTGTATTTCCAATTCATATTTTAATTTTATGGGATAATAGATACCCAGAAATAATTTTTCTCTGTCTATCAACTAACTCTTTTTGTTTATCTGTAAGAGCAATATTGTCCCGATTGACGTAATGTATAGATAATAGACCAATATTCTTATTAGTCAATGTTTTTAGTATTGTAAATACAGCATTTGTAGTGCCATGAGTTTGAAGATCATAGCTATAAGCACATTTTTCGTCATCTAAATTAACATGTATTTGATTTGTTATTGAATGCTTAAGAATGTTACTTAGAGCAGATACACGAACATTCTGAAACCTTCTAAACACAGAAGAAATACCTTTCCTGCAAAATTCATATGTTATAGATAATTTTTGCTGTGAGCTACCAGAAAAATACTTTCCCCCATTATGAAATTCTTGTATTATTACCCTATCAGCATCAAGCTCCTGTTGTATATATTCAATAGCTGCCATTACATTTTCATCAACAGTATTTTGCGCAGCTACCGGGTCATAACATCTCTTATTATTTAAATAAAACTTAAGAAGTATAATTAGTACAGCTATAGCTCCTGCAATAAAAGTATTGAACACGGTAAAGATATTATCCATATTAGATATATATTTATTCTATCAATATCAACCTTCGCATGAAGAACATGTAAGAATTGATCGTGCTAGTTCTTGAGCTGGGTTAGCTGAACGTTGGTAGTATAGAGATTTAATACCATTCTCCCAGGCAAAGATAAGTAGCTCGTTAACTTCCTTAGGCGGTGTTTTAGGGGGAATCATTAAATTAATAGACTGGCCTTGATCGATATACTTTTGACGTTGTGCAGCTTGAATTAAGATCTCCTTTTGAGATATCTCACCAAACGTTTTAAATACATCCTTTTCTTCTCTACTAAGAAATTCTAAATGTTGTACACTACCTCCTTTAACAAGTATCGACTTCCAAGTATCAATATCATCTTTACCTTTATATGATAGTAAATTTTTAAGATCTGGATTTTTATACGTAAATTTACCCTTGGCAAGATCCTTTGTAAAATAATTACTATTAAGAGGTTCAATAGAAGGTGATACTTGACCTAAGATAAACGACGAAGATGTAGTTGGGGCTATAGCACACTGGGTTGTATTTCGTAAACCATAACCTTCTAGAAGTTTTGGCTCTCCATAGATCTTTGCCATTTCTTTAGAAGCATTTATTGTTCTTTCTTGTATAACTTTCCAAATAGATGTATTGGCTAGCTTTGCTTCCATAGACTCGAAGGCAATCATATTATGTTGCAAGTATGTATGCCAACCTAACACACCGATACCAAGAGCGCGCTGCTCTAAAGCAAACTTATGAGGTGCTTCCATATGTGTTATACCAGACGTCTTATTAATAAATTCTGTCATAACTGCATCCAAAAAGAACGTAAGAGTCTCAATAGCATCAGTATCTTTTATCTCATCCCATTTTGCAAGATTTAATGACGATAGATCACATACAAATGACTCTTCTTCATCTGTAGACAGGAAAATCTCTGTACATAAGTTCGATGCATTAATACGTTTACCTTTATCTTTATAGACTTGTGGTGCGTTCTTATTAGCAGTATCAGAGAAGAATATATACGGGTATCCAGACTCATACCGCTTCTTAATAACCTTACCCCATAGAACTCGTTTATCTTTATCCCCTGCAATCATTGACTCCATCCAGTCATCACTAACTGTTATACCAATAGATAGATCTTGAATAGAATCACCCTCTCCACGAATATGAAGAAATTCATGAATATCAGGATGATCGATTGGCAAGTATGCGGCAAATGAGCCTCTACGCACATTACTCTGCGATACATAATTAGTTAACGAATCAAATACTGTAAGCTGAGGATGAATTCCTGTTGCTGAGCCACCGGTTGAAATAGGTGCACCACGATGCCGTACATCACCAAAATATGCAGATGTACCACCACCAACCTTGGACATAGTACCTACTTCAGATATTTTAGTAAGAATCTTTTCCATATCATCTGGAATGTAAGATCCGAAACATGAAATAGGCAGCCCGCGATATCTTCCAAAATTAGACCATATAGGTGATGATAATGAAAAGAACCCCCTCTCCATATAGTCAATAAACTTCGTCGCAAAACCATCGAGTTCTAGATATTCTTCAGCTTTCTTAGCAATATCTTCAATACGCTTCTCAGCAGTTTCTCCTTCTAGAAGGTATCCGCGTTGTAAAAATTGTCTTGAGTCGTCGTTTAGCCAGTATGGATTGTTCATATTATTTTAAAAGATATCTGCTTCATCAAAAGATTGGTTCTTCTTAGAGTATTCAACAGGACGTGAGTGAAAAAAGTCAGTCATATTGTTACCAAGAAGCTCTTCTTCGAACCACATTGTAGGCTCTATTAAACTATTATCAATGTTGAAAACAGTTTTAAATCCTATTTGTTCTAGAGAATTATTAATTCTATTCTTAATAAACTCTTTGACAATAGGAGCAGATAAATTATCTTCTTGTATTCCATTAATCATCCAATCAACAATCTTACCTTCAGCCTTATAAGCACACACCGCTTCTTGAGCGATCCGCTCCTCAAGCTCTTCGTCAAATAATTCTGGGTGCTCATCACGAATGGTATTAATTATCTTCATACCAACTAGTGCATGAATATTCTCTTCGTTACGAGTATATTTAACTTGCTGATCTGTATCTTTAAGTACATTCCTATATCGAGCAAACCAGTTAATAACATAAAACTGAGAAAATAGCGATACATTCTCAACAAATAATGTAAATAGTATTAACGCGTATAGATATTGTTTTTTAGAATCTTTATAAAATTTATGAGTATATTTACGCAAATAATTTACTCGACCTTCAATAAAATCAAGCTTTAAATTTTGCTCAAAAATATCCTCCATATCGAGCACCGATAAAAGACGCTCGTAGGCATTATTGTGAATGACTTCTGTATTGGCCATTACATACCCTAAATCCTGTAATGCAGGATGCGGCAAGTTCTCTCCTAGTTTAGCCCAAAACGTCTTAACTGCTACCTCTATCTGACCTATGGCAGATAGTGTACGAGCAATAATATCTTGCTCTTGTTGCGTCAGTTCGGTTTTATATTGCTGAACGTCAGACTTAAAAGAAAATTCTTTATCAGTCCAGAATCCATTATGCATTGACTCAATGAATTGTTCGGTCCACGGATATAAGTTTGGCTTGCGAGACAGTTGTTCCTTGAAAATAGACATTGTATTGTTCTACCTTTAGTAAAAATTAATAATTAGTTTAATTAAACTTTAAACAAGTTCCCTACTTTTTAATGCTCCAGTAATAGGATTAAAACTATCCTTATACTTCTTACCCTCAGAGATTAACTCTACACTAACACTGGTTTCCTCACAAACCGGATTATCGCACACAGTACCGTTGACAGCGATCTCTCGCATTAAACGACCTGACCCTGCCTCGAAAATACGGATAGTATTTTGTCGGCCCAGCTTTGCGATAACGTTATTTCTATTATTCATATTGGCTTATAGTATTTATAAATGCAGACACGTCAGGGTCAGATTTAAGTGTAGCAAAGTTCAAAGTATTTGACACCCTCTTATTTTTACCTTTATTCCTAATACTATGATACTCGATCATCGCTCTAATATCTTCTGAATCTTGACTCGGTAGAGTTTCATCTGTAACTCCTATTATATTTCGTATATCATTTATTGAGTATCCCTTATTAAGATATGTTCGTACCTTACGCGTAATAAAGTATTTTTTAAGATTATCCTCATCTTCATATTCAACTACCTTCTTATCGTAATAGTCTTTAGAAAAGGTATAACTCTTACCGGATACTATGCATGTTATCTTTCGTGAAGTCATTTAATATAGTATAATCTATTCCCACGGAAAATCAATCCAAGTATGGTCAGGAAGTACTACCCCATAATGATCTACCTTTTTAATAGCTCTCTTTTCTGCAAACACTGTCGCATATCTAACATATTCAAACCTGGTACCAATTATCTTTTTGATATGGTCAATGGTACTACCAGTATCACATTTATCATCCACTACTAGAATGCGCGCATCATCAGGAAATTTGTCAAAATCTATAGTCTGTGATACATCCATATCACCTGTCTGCTGTTTACCTTCGTATGAACTCACCCCGTAACTAAGAAACTGAGCATCTAAAACATAACTAATAATTTTAGCTGGTAGAAGGCCACCTCGTGAAATACCAACTACGTGAGTAAATTCACGCCCGTTTAATTTAAATCTAAAAGCTAAAGCTCGTGATAGAAAGTCTATTGTCTCGTAATCAACTTTACGTTTTTCCATAACATATTATAAGGGCTATTTTATACTTTTCCATTAAATATTTACATGAATCGGTTTGAGGAAGACTTTAACAATCTTAATACAATTTATGAGCAGTATCTTGTTGAGTATGGTAGTCAGTATACTCCTCGCATGGCTGGCGGACAACAAGCAGCTCAACAGGGATCACCATCTTACCGTAAGGGCAGCCTACCAATGGGTGTACCAGGTGATGCTGGATCTAATTTATATTCTGCCAATCAAATTTCTAATACTACGTCTCCAGTATCGGATGAAGAGAAGCCGGGGGAAGGCCATATAAGCAAAGTAGATATACTTGCTAAAATAGATGAAATGATAGATGAAGCAGAATGCTCAGGAATGGACTATGCTATACATCAATTGGCCTCATTAAAGAAGTTTATTACTGATCAGTAGATTTATCTAACAATAGACCAGTAATAATATGTATTATATAGCAGGTAGCTGCGCTATATAGACCAAATATAATATTAGGTTTTATTATTAAACCACACCAAAAGCCTGTACATAGAGCGCAAGATAGTAGTTCGTTGATTACATTATATCTGGTTGTTAACCATTTACGAGGTTTATTAAGGATTGTGCCATACATTAGAATATGACACAATCCATATGATGCAAATGTAAACAATATTAAGTTATCCATTATCACCGATTGCCTCTACCGGGCAACCTTCTAGAGCTTCCATACAAAGTTCTAGTTCTTGATCATTAGCCGGTTGCTTATATACATATGAGTAACCTTCGTCTTCTTCTCGTTCGAAGTTATCAGGTGCATGCTCGCGGCATAGATCACAATCTATGCATTGCTCATCGACGTAGAACTTACCTTCTACGTTTTCTGAATTTTTATCTTCAACGTCCGCCATTATCCATTTAGTAGTTGCTGATCCTCATTGATGGTTTGTACCGCATCTCCCATCAATGAAAGCTCCTCTTTCTTTACAATGATAGAATTACCGTCATCATCAGTGACCTTATAGTTTTCTTCATCAAGTTTTTCAACTGTTGGACAGCCTTTACGACCGCAACAAACCCGTACAATATTTTCTCCTTCTTTTTTAATCATAATTATAATGCTGCTTTAAGTGCTTTAAGTATAGCTTGTTCTGCTCGAGAATCAACGTCATCTTTACGACCTGGTGATATTTCTTTATGAGTCGTAACGGTAGATAGATCTGTTGGCCAATCCCATTTTTCGAATCGTGGTAACAACCATTCAACGGCAGAAGCTATCTCATCTTCAGTAAGCTCTCTCGTTTTTGTATTACCTGAAAATGCTAACCCTAACAAAAATCCATTACAACCGCCCCGCCCTTTAAATCGAGATTTACCAGCGTGCCAACAACGACGATCATCTTCTGCAAACGAAGTGCGGCTTCCATCAGTATTAATAATACAATGGTATGAGACGTTTGATCTATCTTGTAGAATCCAACTTACGGAACCATTATAGGAACCTGATGAGTGATGAAGAACTACTCCTTCAGGAACTATTCTTGAGGAACTAACATTTGGTGATGCTTTATATACTTCTGGATACTTCCCATCAACAATAGCAGAAGGAACACTAACTTGTTCCTTTTCTTTAGTTCCTAAACCTAAGCTATCTAATATACTCTTACCGGTATTCTTACCATACACTCCGTCCGGTAAGGAACCAACCTTTTCCTGAATAAACTTCGTTAGTTCCTTTTCTGATAATTTTAAGCCTTTAATAATAGCTAATGCAGTATTAGGACCGTAAATGCCATCTGCAGTCACTCCTACACCAGCTTGAATTTTTTTGGTGATCTCTTTAGTCGACATATTGATATTTATGTACTTTTATTATAATTCAAGCTGTCTAGCCTAAATATTATTGTTATGGAATTTATTATACAATTTGTACAAGATCAGCCATGGTTCGGAGTAGCAGCAGCAGCTGTTGTTCTCGCATCATCTATCACAGCACTTACCCCTACACCTAAGGAAGGTACATTTTTAAGCAAAGCATATAAAGTTATTGAAATGCTTGCTTTGAATATTGGTAAGGCTAAAGAAAAGGCTGCTGCTAAAGCTAAAGCAAAAGCAAAGAAGTGATAATTTAGTATGTTAGGTTTAGTTAAAACTGCTTTAACAGCATTAAGTGCTTATTTGCAATTACGCAATAAGGCATTCTACTATAACATTACTCAAGAATCAAGAAACAAACAACAGGATATTATAAATGAAATTGAAAGTTTACGTAACAAGCGGAGCGCTGCTGCTACTGAGCGCGCTGACCGCATGCAGTCCAAGCTCCTCGCTGAAAAACAGTACATTAACAATATATCAACCTTCTACAATAGTATTGACCCCGGAGGTGACAGTACAGACTAAAGAAGGTCAATATACTCCTC